ACTGATGTCTAATTTTTTTAATCAATTTCCATTAGTAGATTATGCCTTTGGAGACGAGTTCAACAACAAAGGTGGTGCTGAATTAACACTTGAATTGTTTCAAGATTTAACAGCATATGTAGAACTAATAGATGAACTAAAAGATATTGCACCATACTATAAAAAATATTACGTCTTAGAAAACGATAGACCAGATCAGGTATCTAACGAAATATACGGAACACCTAATTATCACTGGACGTTTTTTCTAATGAATGATAATATTCGTAGATCAGGATGGCCTTTATCAATGCAACAACTAGATGAAAAGGTCAAAAGAGATTTCCCTCACAAATTTGTAAGGTCACGTGCAGACTTGACTGGTATCATGATTCCTGGCCAGAGGGCATTCGCATCTAACTCTGCGGCGGGTGGTACAATACTGAGAAGGAATCTAGATCTTGGTGAGATTATTATACAATCCGAAAGAGACTTTACACCACCTGAACAATTGACCAATACAGCATATAGTGGAGTTACATCTTCTGTAACAGTCTTCGGTACAGGTGATGAATACAATGCAACTCATCATTATGAAAATGGCGATGGTGAAAGAGTCGATATAGATCCAAGACAAGACGAAGGAGCATTAGTTACTCGTGTGACTAATTATGATTATTACGTCAGACAAAATGACAAACTAAAAGAGATTCGTGTTATTAGACCAGATGCAATTCAATCTATTGTCGGTAATTATTTTGAAGGCCTTAAATCGTGAGTGAAGAAACTGCACCTATTGGAGGAGAACATTCTTCTGCTCTCCAAGTGTTATCTGCAAATTTAAAATCTAGCAGAACGGATACTATAATAGACATCCGATCAGTACTGCTTGAAATTACTTTTTATGAAAGTCTTGCTAGACCTTACATCACAGGATATCTTACTCTCATTGACAGTGAGAGGATATTCGAAAACTTTGATGTGCAGGGTGGAGAAGAAATAGAAATTATAATAAAAAGATCTACAGAAATTCAGAGTGCAAAACAAATAGTCCAGAACTATGTAATTCATTCTATAGAAAATACTTATGACACACAAGAGTTTACAGACGTTGTGGTTGTAAGATTAATAGACAAAGAAACTTTTAGATCTGGATTAAAAAATGTAAATAGATCTTTCGAAGGAACACCTGATAAAATTATTCATAATATCATGGTTGACTATATGGATAGAGAAGATCTTTTAACTTCTGCAGATCAGAGTAAAACGGAAAGTATGAAAGTCATTGTTCCAAACATGACACCGATAGAAGCGACACAGTGGATCAGAAATCGTGCAGTAAATCTAAATGGATTTCCTTTTTATCTTTATAAGTCTGCATTGACTAATCAATACTTTTTTCAAGACTTGGAACAAATGATTTCTAAACCTTGTGTGAACGAAAACGCACCATTTGTAAATACTCAATCGGCAGGATCTAGTACAACTAAGTCACGTGATGTAATTATAAAAAAGTATGAACAAAGTCAGACTGATGATCTATACAGTTTAATTAGAGACGGTGTTGTTGGATCTGAACAAAGGTACTATGATGTAACAACAGGTGATTTTGAAATAGTAGATTTCAACATTAATAATGATCTACTAGTTGACATAGCAGAATTAAATCCTAGACAAAAGAAACCTTTGATAGATGGTTATCTTGCTTGTGATGACAAATCAGTATCTAATTATAAATCTGTGATAGGGTCTAAGATTAGTGGTGGTAAAGTTTTCTCTTATGAAAAATCTTACGATGAAGCAATCACTGAGGGTGACAATAGAAAAAAGATAAAAGCATATGCTGCACAAAAACTTATGGAAAAGTTTCAAATAAAAATTGCAGTAGATGGTAGTGATTTTTTCCACGGTAATCATTACGGTGTTGGTAACAATGTAAAAGTTTTGATTAGATCCAAATCAAGTGATGAAAACAATATCACTATAGATAGAAAACAGTCTGGTGATTATTTAATTATTGCTGCACAATACGTAGTAGATCCAGTCGATGGTAATTGTAATGTAGTTTTAGAACTTGCCAAGTTTAGTAATTACCAAAGCGATACTTATAATACTTAGAGGAAAATATGATACCTACAACGCATAAACATTATTACGGTGATGAAACCAGATGGTTTGTCGGTAGAGTTGTACAAGTTCATGGCGATCCAGAAGAACTTGGTCGTGTTAGATGTAGAATATATGGTGTCCACCCAGACAACCCCAATGATGCTAGATTAGAAGATCTTCCATGGGCATCTGTTGTTATCCCATCAACTGAAGGTGGTACTTCTGGTTTTGGTGGTTCTGTTGGTATAAAAGAAAATGCACAAGTGTTTGGTATTTTTCTGGACGGTAAAAATTCTCAGTTACCTTTGATACTAGGTTCAATACCTAAAAATGAAAATTTAAAAACTAGAAGGTATAATGAGAAAAGTGTAGGTAACTCTAATGTTGACCATGGTGTTCACCCACCAGAAGTAGAAACAGATTTTTCTGAAGGTGATGGTCAAGGTAGAGTTGTTATGAAAAATCAAAACGCAATAAGGTGTCAACCTTTACAACCAAGACTAATGCAGATACTAAAGAAAGCAGCACAAGAAGCAAAAGTAGATGTTGAAGTTTTTAGTGGTGGTCAATTCAAAGCAGGGTATGGGCCTAGAGTTGGAAAAAAACGACACGATGAAGGATACGCCGCAGACGTTTGGATTTATTCTGGTGGACAGAGATTAAGTACTGCAAGACCCCACCCTGTTGTATCAAAGTTTATTGCTTCATGTGTTTCTAATGGTGCAAGGGGTATTGGTGCAGGGCCTGGATATATGGATGGTGTAGGTATTCACGTTGATCTATGGGGTGATAAAATTCCTAGTGGATCTAATACTTGGGGTAGAAATCAAAGATCTGCAAATACTCCTGATTGGGTTTTAGCAGCATACAACTCTGGTAAAAATAGTATAGGAAAACTAGACCCCAAACCAGTAGAAAAACAATTAGTATCTAATAAGGTAAAAGAAAAATCTCAAGCAACTAGTGAGTTTAAAGAAGATGCTAATAAATCTATTCAGCAACGTGCCACTATGGAAGGTACAAAAGCAAACGATGTAGGAAAAACTACGGACACAGGATTTACAACAGTATCCACTACTACTGGATATGACGAGGTGAAGGATCTTCCAGTTGCTGCAGTAATGACAAATGATATTCCTACACAAGACATACAGAAAAAAGGATCTGATACCTCAACTATAAGCGATCTTACAGGTGGTTCAAATACAAATGGTGTTTTAGACGAAGTTGTTGTTCAAGCAAATCCAAAGGGTATGGACGTTGCACTGAGAGAAGTTGTTGGAGTGCCAGGCGAAAAAGTAGCGAACATTGTAAAGAAAGCATCTTCTATCGAAAGTGTGATAAACGATGCAGTAACTGTAGAACAATCTGGAGGAGTTGAAAAAGATTTAGGTTCTAAGGTAGTTGCGGCGTCTCGTAAAATTTCTGCAGAGTTAGGTAATCCATTTGGTTTCTTAAATAAACTTGGTGGAATTAATAGTGGTGTTAGTAATATTATACCGAACTTACTATCTCAAGCATTTGGGGGTAGTGGTGTTTCTTCTATACTAACGGAAACTAATCTTATTAAAAAAGGTACAAAGATATTAGATGAATTGAATAACAGAGTTGAACCTCCACCTCTCGTTAAGAACAATGGTGTTTCCAATCTAACAAATCTTCTTACTACTAATGAAGTTCCCAACCAAAGAATAACTTACCAAGTCGGTTTGGATGACGGTAATTGGCAAGGTGCTAATACTAGAGGAACTGCAGTAGGTGGAACATATGATTTTAAATCAATGCAAACATATGATCACTTGGAAGCAGAGATGAAGTATGCATCTGATCAAAGGGAAATAACATCTCTAATTATAGATTGGTCAAACCTTCCATATGGTTATGATGATTATGCGGTAGATAAGATACATGATTTTGCAGTGAGAAAACACACAGCAAAATATGGTGCGACTGCAATAAACAATAACCCAACAGGGTTTGGATTGCAAACACATTTTTATGTACATCAAAGTGGAACTGTAAAAAAAGTTGTTCCTGCAAAAAACACTTTGATTTCCTTGAAGTATCCCAATGAAAGAAATAAGATTTTTGAGAAATGTATCTACGTAATGATAAACACTTCATTAGATAATCCACCTACAGCAAAACTTTGGGAATCTTTAAATGAAATATTAAAAGCATTTATGAACGTATTCCCAGGCGGTGAAATCTTAGGGTTAAGAGATCTTGCTCCATATGATGTTACTTCAGGGCCTAACTTTGATGTTAGAACTTATGTAGCACGTAAGTATGGGAAGTCATCGATATTTACTGAAAGAACAATTACAGAAATACCAAATGCTTCAGAACTTGCAGACAGATCACCAGATCAAATTATTTCTAACCAAAGATCAACAACTACTAAAACTAATATTAATGATACTGTAAAGGGTACGCAAACAAAATCTATAAACCTAGATCAGATTGCAAAAGATTGGAAGAATAATAATTTAAAAGTTTTAGATGAACAAAGACAAAAAGCAGAAGAGATGAGAAAAGCAATTGCTTCTGATGGATCTGGTATAGGTAATGAAGCAGTTGCAAGATTAGATGAGTCTATTGATAAAACACTAACAGAAAATTTATTGAACAAATCAGAGGCATTGAAACAAGGTTTGCGATATAATAATGATACCAGAACCTTCAAGGCGTAGGAGTAGATAATGGCAGACGATATTGAAAGATTAGTTGACGAAAGTGAGATCTTAGATAAAGATGGATTTAGAGATCCAACAGGAAACTATCCACGAAAAGAATACGATAAAGTCTCATCTGTAAACCTTGCTGCAGTTGGTTCTCAACAACATGAATTGTACATTGGTGGTGGGTCTGTAAATGTTAGTTTAGATCTATTACCAAATGGTGTGTCTCAGTATCCTTTAAATCAGGTAAAAGAAACTATCTCTGGTCATGTCACAGAAGTTGACGATACTCCAAATAATGAAAGACTACTGTGGAAACATAAGACAGGTTCTGGTGTTGAGATGCGTCCAGATGGAACGGTCATCGTGTCATCTCGACATAATACTATTCACATTACAGGTGGTGACCAAAAGGTTATAGTCGAAGGTGATGGTGAAGTTCATTATATGGGCAACTTAAAACTTCATGTTGCAGGAGATATGGACGTAGAAGTTAATGGAAACTATAATCTGAAAGTCCATGGAGATAAGACAGAGGAAGTCTATGGTGGTTCCTCTACAACGGTTCATGATAATAAAGTCGAAACTGTGACAGGTAATAACTCTAAGTTTGTAGCAGGAACAAACACAGATACAATATTGTCAGATAATAATCTTACGGTCAAGGGTAATCACACTGAACGTGTTGGTGCGAAACTTGCACAATATGTTGGTGACAACATTACAATGACTGCACCCAATGATATGAACTTTACATCAAAGAGTATCAACATTGCTGCAACTGATTTATCCGCAATCGCAACCACAGGAGTAATAGGCGGAGACAACGTAATCTATTACGCAAAGAATTACTATGGAACATCTTCTACATTTACTGATGGAGTTACCGCACCTGCCTTTCACGGAGATCTTCAAGGCACAGCTGTTAGATCCATCACTGCAGACGTTACAAACTCTCAGAACTACGCAGACACAGATCCTGGCGGGGATACAGGATCTGCCCAAGGTTTTACTGCAGACAATACTGCAACTGATACAACTGTTCGGGGTTCGGTAAACCCACCAGGCCCAACATCTACAACCATGGACGATTATTTAAATAAATCAAATTTAGGTATCAGGAATGTAAAGATAGATCCAGGCGATGTAATGAAAAATACCATTGACAAATCTAACTCGTATGGGGGCATTTCTAAGTATGGACTAACAACCGAAATGGTTCGTAGTAAATTGAGAGATCCTAATACTGCTCGTAACGATAAATTTTTTGGTAGAGCACTCGCGGAAGGAATTCTGTCAACATCTTATGTCGCACAAAAACCAGAAATGTTTGACATAGGAAGAGTTGATAATGATACATCATCCTCCAAGTTACCTTCAGGAAAAATGCTTGGGAATGAGATAACCTTCCCAGAGAGAATAGCAAATGAATCTAATACAGTTGTAGTAAGGACATTGATACCTAATCAATTGTACAACCCAGAGTTACAGTTTGCAAAGTATGGAAAGATAACTGGTAAGACTAAATTGGCAAGAGGAATATCACTCGCTAAATTTTTAGGTGGATATGGTGATCCTGTTACATTAGATCATGTAACGGACGATACAGAAAGATTAAAGATTGCAAGAAATTTATATGCTCATGCAGAATTTGTAAAAACTGTACAAGAGCATTTAGAAAAATCAAATCACCATAGAATAGTGGTAGCGGAAGGATTGTATAAAAAACAATCAGGTGAAGTATTAGATCCCGATAGTTTAAACTATCTCGCAGCAAGAGGACAAGTCATTGTCTATGAAATCAGAGATAGGAAGGGTGATATAGATCACGAAACTACTTTTGATATCGCGCAGTTCGCTAAAGATTATACCAATTTTGATAAGATGATTTTGGATTATGATTCATATAATCCTGATGATAGTCTTAATGCACAGTTGATTATACAAATGCCACCAGTAAATGCTGATTGGAACATGCGGTTTAGAAACGATTTTGAAACAAGATATAATAATTTTACTCAAGCAAATGGTGAACTAATAGAAATAATTGAACAAACCGAGACAGAGGTTGTTATAGATGATCACTAAGTATATAAATAGTGGTAATTAATTAGAGGTTTATATGGCAAGAGCATTTTCTATAGAAGATAGAACACTTGATAGATCAATAATAAGTTCTCGTAATGTAAGTTACAAGGATGTTGATTTATCGTTTTCTGCTAAACCTTCTGGAGACATATACAAAAAGACAGATGCGGCCGCAGTAAAGCAGGCGGTAAAAAATCTTTTGTTAACATCCGAAGGTGAGAAACCTTTCAACCCTAACTTTGGATCAAACTTAAACAGTGCTTTATTCAGTTTAGATACTGAGTTCGATCCTGAATATGTACAAAATCTTATATATGATGCAATAACAAATTACGAACCTAGAGCAAGTGTATTGTCGGTTGCTGTTCAAATGCAATCTGATTACAACGCACTAGATGCTTCTGTAGAATTTCAGGTAGTGAATACAAAAGAGATTGTAACCTTAAATGTGTCGATAGCGAGGTTAAGATAAATGGTCGCAACAGTTATAAAATCATCTCAACTTGATTTTGCAAACATAAAAGAGTCTTTAAAAAATTATTTAAAACAAAAAGACGAGTTTGCAGATTATGATTTTGAGGCAGCAGGATTAAATAATGTTTTAGATGTACTAGCATACAATACTCACCTTAATGCATTGAATGCTAACTTTTCTATAAATGAATCGTTTTTAAATACTGCACAACTTAGATCGTCTGTTGTTTCTCATGCAGAGACACTAGGTTATGAAGTTAGGTCTATGACCACATCAAAGGCAGTAGTCAATCTTAGTGTAAACTTAGCAGGTGTCGCAAACAGACCACCTCAAATACAATTACCTAGTGGGTTTAGTTTTACCTCTAACATTGATGGGATTTCATATACATTCCAAACTCAAGAATCTTACTTTGCTAGGGATGATGGTTCTGGAAATTATGAATTCAAAACTGCAAAGGGTTCTTTAAGTATTCCGATATACGAAGGTATAGAAAAAACAAAAACGTTTATCTCTGGTGAAAACACAGAAAGACAAATCTTTGTAATACCAGATGGTACTATTGATACTTCTACTGCTAAAGTTTTAGTTTACGATACTGCAACATCAACAGGATTTAATACTTACATCCCATTGAAACAAGCAATTACCGTTGATGCGAACAGTAGAGTATATTCTATTAGAGAAACCCCTAATGGAAACTATGAATTGAATTTTGGGGACGGTGTGTCTTTTGGTAAGAAACCAGATCCAGGCAATAAGATCGTTGTGACATACCTTTCAACCAAAGGTGCAGTTGCAGATAACGGAACACTATTTACTCCAAACTCAGATTTAACAATCACATCACTTAATAATAGTTTTCAGGTTTTGACAAACACAGTAACAGAATCTACAGGTGGTTCGGATAGACAAACAATTGAAAGCGTTCGTCAACTTGCACCTATAGCATATGCTCAACAAGCAAGACTTGTTACGTCACTAGATTATAAAGGAATGATATTAAGTAACTTTACAGATGTTACAGATTGTAACGTTTGGTCAGGTGATCAGAATGTTCCTCGTGACTACGGTGCGGTTTACGTTTCACTTAACTTTGCAAACGGCGTTTCCGATGTTATAAAAGATCAAGTAAAGGCAGACATCATTACAAACTTTACTGATAATCTTGCAGTCGTTTCCATGACAACAAAGTACACAGATCCTGTAGATCTATTTCTTGAATTGGTTTTAAGTTTTAACTTTGATCCTGCACTTACAGGTTTCAGTCTTGCTGCAACAGAAAGTGCGGTCTACAATTTCATGGTAGAATACTTTCAGGGTAACTTAAACAAGTTCGATAAAACCTTTAGACGTAGTAACATGTTAACAGAGGTTGATGCTATAGATCCTGCAAT